ATCGTGGTGGTACAGCATTTACTACCTATAATGTACACATTCAGTACCAACCAGGTACCCTCACCAAGTTTGTGTGGCTTTGCCCGCAGACCACTTGCATGCTTTCATTCGACATGCTCAATGGCTTATACGCCAAGTACAGAGGTACCTCACTGGCTGGCACGGAGTTGAAGAAGGCGACCAACGTCGCATTCGTCCCCGTGCCTGGTGCACCGGTGGCCGACGGCTTTATCGTCGGCGTGTTCGGAACTGTTGCTTGCCCCATCATCAGCATCAAATTCGCTGAGAGTCTGGGGCCAGACACTTCGGTTGAGATGAGCGAGCTCAACTACAAGGACTTCATCATAATGGCCAAGGGGAGAGCTGGCGGATATGGGTTGTCTGAGGTGCGTAGGGTGATGCAGCGTATGGAGATCTGGCGCGAAGGTCTCGAAGCAATCGTTGCTGCTTACTTTACAATCCCGGTCGCTTTTAGACCACTGCCGAACATCATGTACACCACCGCTTGCGGGCCGAGCGGTGTTCTTGACGATGTAGTGCAGACTGGACCCGCAGTGCCGGCTGCCCCCAATATCGCAGGGGGGGCGCCAGGCGTTGCGGATGTGAGTTCTGATGCCGCTTTCAGCGCGTACAAGGATAAACGGAAGGACGCTTACGCGAACAAGACGAAAATCCCTGAGAAGCTTGCCAAGGTGACCGACAGGTTGCTTATCAAGTTCTGCGAGCTGGTGAGCCAGGAAACTGGTGTGGACAAAGACTCAATTGGCTTGGAAGATCGCACGGTCATTCACGATAAACGCGTAGGAAATGCCGCTGTTCGTCTCGCGACGTTCAGCATGCTCAACCTGTACAAGGAGGGCAACGCCAAGACAAACCTGAAGACCGAAGTCACGCCCAAGGCGAGCACAGCTCCCAGGGGTGTCACTCAGTACAATGAGGACCTCGCCATCGAGACCGGCTTAGTCGGTCGGTTGGCCAAGGAGATCCTTAAGAGTACGGCTTTCTACATGCCTGGGAGCACCCCTGCGGAGATCGCGTCAGCGGTCAACCGAGTGGCCGAGATGGCTAGTGAGGTGCACGATGTGGATGGATTACCGAAGAACAGAGTAAACAGTGGGTCCCATGACACGGACTTTTCAAAACTCGACGAGACTTTCAGCGAATGCATGTACCGCTGGTTCGTTTTCTTCGTTCTCTATTTCACCCGCGAGGCCGACAAGAAATTGGTAGAGCGCATATTGTTAGACAACGTCAACCTGATCACGACGATCGGTTCGATGTTTGCAAATACCGGCTGGAAGAACAACAGCGGGTCCGGGATTACAACCGAGCTCAACACGTTTCTGTGTGGCTTTCTTGAGTTTGTCAGCTCTTGTTTCGCGATTGTGCTCAGTGAGCACGAGAGGAAAGTGTTCGGCGTGCCTTACAACTGGGACAGTATGACGTCCTCGAGCCTCCAGACAGCAATGGAGAGCTACGCTGCCCGCACATGTTACAACGTGCCGGTGGAGGTTAAGGCGAAGTTTACCGTCGCGCTCTGGATGCGGCGTCGGATACCAGGCTGGATGACACCAGCCGAGTGGGCGAAAGTCCCGGTAGCCGATCGCGCCCCTTTCTACTACAACAGTGTGTACCAGATACCTTACTCTGTCATTGGCCCGAAGTTTGGCGACGATGGCATTGGCGCACACATGTTGCAAGTGCACGACTCTCAGTGGTCGCGTGCTGCAGACTATCTTACCAAATCCATTGGAATGGTGCACGAGGGAGAATCAACCCTCAAAGTGACTTTCAATACCCCCGATGACCCATATTACTTTCTGGGTAGGTGGTACGCTGCACCCAACTCTTCCATGGCGTCCTATTGCGACGTGCTCAAAGCCATTCGAAAGCTATCCGTAGCCAAGAACAGCGACAGGGAACGTTACATGCTCAAACTTCACGGGTATTGGACGACGGACAGCGAAACGCCCGTATTGAGTGAGTTTCTGCAAGCGCTGGCACGTATGTACGGTATCACCCTCGAAATGTACTTCGCCCAAGAACCTGGCATGTGCCCCACCGACGACGGGCGCTTGACCAAATGGGCGTGGGAGGAGCTCGATCTACCTGAGCTCCTTGCTAGCGACAATGTATTCGCGAAGCTATACAGGGATGACCGCGACATGTTTTATCGCGTCGCAGGCGGTGTTTACGTCAGCCCAGGCGCTGACGACGCACGTCTTATGCATGAGGCAGTAGCAAGACAGCTGGGAATGAGTTCCGGCGACCTAGAGGCGATCAGAGCCTCCTTGCGTACAGCTTCAACATGGGACGAAATCGATGCCATCCGCATT